CCATGAAATCGTAGAATCTCCATATAACCAATTACTGCGAGATAGTTCGTCAAAAAGATGGACATAATCACAGTTAGGAAATATGTACTGGAGAACACAAATCTGAAGTTGCAACGGAAAATAATCTGTTGCACTCGATAAATCTACCGAATGGGCTACTATACCAGAAGCCATCTTATCCCTAATTATAGAAAAAGGGTAATGTTGGTTATGTGTACAGTCCCATGGTAGGTCCTTCAGTATCTCATAGATGGTATCACCAAGAGGCGATAATGCCGCCTGGTAAACACGAGCAGGATTCGCTACAGAACGTAGTTTATATCCTGGTTCTTGTATGATACCAATCTTACCAACACAATTGTAATATTCGTAAACAACAGTAGACGCATAATCAACATCCCTAGAATCAATGTTCCTAAAATTAGGTAACACTTGATTAAAGATATGTTTGTATGTCATCCTTAGATGATGCCCTTGTTTCGTACCGTAAAGGTAAGAAGCAGCACACTCAAGTGTGTGGCATCCCTCAGGGAAAGACTTGCCTGAAGCATGTGGTTCACGCCTAGTAGAACTAGGTATGATTCCTACTAAAGGACGAGGTCTTCTTGTTATAAATTTACGACCTATTGCATCGCGTGCAGCAAGTTCAAGACCATCCATTATCAATTTTACACAAGGTGAAACAGATAAAGGCGGTGCAGTTACGCCATCAATAAACTTCTTCTTTTGAGAAGGAGTCACTGACGGTGAAATGAACTGTGTATACATCTGAAGCAACACAATTGCTTTGGACCATCGCTTGAAATTGACAGAACACCAATTTTGTAGAGCCCGAAAAGGTCCTATAAAACGGTTATGTCTCTTATCTATTTTGATCCAAGACATGTTCATAGGTAAACCCGCTTTGAGGCGGATAAAACCAAGTTTTATGTCTTTGATACGATTGATTGTCCATTCGATCCCGTTGGCATTAAGCCACCGGTTAACGTCTCGGACTATCGGTTGCCAAATTTCTTTTGGCACTCCGATAATGAAACAATGGTCTAGTCCTAAGGTTCGTCGCAAATGAAAATTTGCAGACATAGTGCCTCCTTCTTTATTTAAGAAAAGTGTGCTATGGACGGATCTTGTTCGACAAGAACTAAGAGGTAGCTCTAAGAACAATCCTTTTAGAACAGAAAATATGAAATAATTACCACGATTTGAAATTATCTACGAAGATATAAGATCATGTAGTTTAGGAACATATCCTAAGCGTCCTGGTTAACATTATCTTCGCTACCTAGTTTCTTTTCACCTAATTTTTCCACAATGTACTTTTCGGATCCAAGGTATATTTCGATAGCATGAATTAGAGATAACACCCTAGGGTGAGCCTCCATGTTCCGTAAATTATCTAAATCTTGAATTGCACTTGTGACAGAAAGAACATCCCATGAAAAGGGATGTTTCGTAGGTTTCTCAGAAATGAGAATAGAACGAAGTCTATTGTAATCTGAAATACGAGAAACAATAGTCTTTACTGCCTCAGGCGTATCTGTATACATAGAGATCTGAATCAGATTAGATTCGAGTTCTCTCAGTTTAGCAGAAGCATGTTCGTAGTTTAAATCTAATAGTGGATTATTCATAATATTCCTGTTAGTTAAAAGGAG